ATCAGTAAATCGTTTAGCCATTTTTTTCATTTTGGTATTGTTCAAAGGTAGAAAAACTATTCGTAACTATGTCTTGGTGAGCTTTTTTATATCCATCTTCCCAAGCCTGTCTTAATTCTTTATTGAGCATTGATTTAGCTTCATAGATAAAATCTACTTGCCATTCTTTAGCGGTTCGTGAATCCATTTCTTTTTTGCTCACCATTGAATTAAGATAGTTAAATCTTTCTGCTAACCATTCTACTGATTTCATACGTTTGATTTAGGTAGTACGATAAAGTTCTTATAAGGCACTCGTTGTATCTTAATGTGAGGTGGATATTGTTTAGATACTTCGAGAAGATTGTTATAGTAACTCATAAAGACTATATCATTATTCTTTATGTAGTTCTTTATTTTAGTGTAATGATAGCTAATTACGGAGTGGTCGTTATATCCGATTATCCTTGCTATCTGAGTTAAAGTTACAGGGTAGTTATGATAGATGTAATGTCCGAGAGCCATTCTCATAGTTGAGAGGCTTACTGGTCCGATTACTTTTCTTTTCTTACCTCCTGATGTTACGAATAAATCTTTGCGAGAAATTCCATAGGTATCGCAGTATTTATCTACGAGTTCGATTAGTTGTTTAGTTTGTTCTTGATTCATTTATAGTGGTTTATTATTTCTTCAAGTTCGCTTCGTGTCCATTTCTTTAACGGATTCTCCAAAGCATATTCTTCTAATTCCTTTACGAAGTCTTCTCCGTATCTCGATACAAGTCCTAAGCGGTATCTAATAAGATTACCTGAAAGAAACATATTGCATCTGATACATTGACCATTCGTGTTATAGTATGCTAACGAATCAGGGAGACCGAATCTTAGTCCGCTATGTTGACCTTGTGAATGATAGTGTCCTGCCTGCTGAACTTCTGCTCCGCAAGAAATACACCCGAAGTCTTTATCTCTTTCCCTTACGTGAGCATTGAACTTTTCCTGTGCTTTCTTTAGTAGCTTCGGGAGAGGGTTTAACTTTTTCTTCGGAGAGTTTTTCATAGCGTACAAAGAAACGGTTTCCTTGATTGTTTACAAAACATAAGTCGAGTTCTTTTCTGATTACTTCTACCTTATCGCCTTTGCGACCATAGACTATCCGAGAAGATGCTCCGATTATGTCCTCAGTTAGATACATTAAAAGGGTAAATCAGATTTCTTTTCTTTCGGCTCATAGGTATCAACTGAGACCTGAACATCTTTACCGAACTTATCTGGCTCTCCGAGTAGGTTGATGTTTAGCTTAATGAACTTTGATCCATTGTACTCTTGGATGTAATCCTTAATCTTATCAGGATTGATAGTAATTTGAAGCCAAGTGTCATTCTTCTTTTTACCGCTACCGCAGTAGATTTTAGGTTTCTTTTCCATTTTATTTTGATTGATTGATTAAAAAGTTGGGGGATTTTCACCCCCTTTAGTTTAGCGATACTTTGCTCGAAATTCGAGAGCAGCTTTCTTCGTGGCGAAGTTTTTAGAAATCTGCTTTCCTTTTACTTTCAGACGTACTCGATAAGAGTTTCCGTCTTTCGAGATGTTTGCAGCTACGCTGCGATAAGTGGTGCTTGCCATAGTTTAGGCTTTAGGGGTTAAGAAAAAAAGTTAATCTGTTTTCATTATGAAGTCAATATCCATCTTTTTCAATTCAGCATCGATCTTAGCTTTTAACTCATCATCTGCGAATCCAGGGTAATCTTCCACCCAACAGTCGAACCAATAAGGAGTTACTTCATTACCGCCGTGAGGGTCATACTCCCAAGCTACATAAACATCATAGATAGTTTCAAAATCTACATCGTGCTGTACCCAAACATCTACATAGTTTTTACCTGTTTTCATTTCAATTTCTTTATGTGTTTAGAAATCTCTTTTTGCGTTGGGTTAGTTACTTGGTCTAAAGGTAGCTGCAAATCTTCTAAGCGAAACTGAATCTTTTGGTAAGTTTCATAGTTCACGCACTTCTCGATTGACTCGAAAGCTGATTCTCTCTGCTCTTCGGTTAATGATGTCCTAAATACTAAGTTACGGAGTATCTGCTTCTCGGCATCGGTAGGTACTTCGTGCTTATTTGTAGCATCAGAATCGGCAGTATCATCGATGGCGAAGAGACCATTCAAAGCATATTTCCGAGCATAGCTTGAGGATGCCCCAGAAATTTGACTGCCATCCATTCCTTTCTTTTGATCTTCTTCTCTTGCGTAGGCTACGGATTCGTAAACTTCAGTTCCGTTAGAAATACGTGCGGTCGATTTAATGTAAAATCGGTTTCCAATAAATACTACCTCATCGGTGAGCGTGAGGTAGAATCCGAGCGGATTGATTACAGGTTTAACTGCTTCTACGATATCCTCGCAAGAGCGATACTTGTACTTACCGAAGGAGTTAAACTGTCCTTTCGGTGCTTTGATTAATGATTGAATTTTGGCTAACATATAGGTAGATTGATGTTTGAAAAATAAGGAGGGGGAGACCAAACCAGAACATTCAAAAAACTCCCCACTCCGTTTCGCCTCAGATTAAAGACCTCAGCGAGATGGTCTATCGAGTTGTGAGTAGATATATCTAATCCACTCATTAAAATCCTTTGGAGGATTATCGGGGTATATTGTTGTCATAGGAAGAGTATTGAAGGTCTAATCCGTAAGTAATACCTGCTGCGAACATTGTAGCACCTACGAGAGTGGAATCGTAATAGTCTGCGAATTTAATCGTAGTCCAATACAGATGAGGGTCTTCGTTATTTTCTTCAACTGATACTGATTCGATACCTGACAGATTACAGGTCTTTAGATACTCGGTAGCCTTTAGGCTTGTTAGAATTTTGATAGTCATTGTTTTTGGTTTTTAGCGTTATTAAATACTTCGTTCCAATAGTTTTCCCATTCCTTTTTATCCTCTTGTCGGATAGTCCAGATCTCGTACATCATCTTGAGGTAGAATCCGAAGATAAGTAAAAGAAATGAGTAAAGGAGAATCTCTTTCATAGCTGCTCAAGTTTATAGGTTAGGAATAAGATTACTGCTGCGATAAGTAGGAATAGTCCTGGATGTAGGTCTTTTTGCTTTTTCATTGGTTTAGTTTTTAAGGTTAATTTAATTTAGTTACTTTTTTAATTATTTCAAAATGTCTGTCAGATTTATTACGAACATCTAATCCTTCTTTAAGAAAAATGCTATGAACTTTTTTGCGTTTAGAGGTACTTGCATCTCTCAAATAATGGCGGTATTCAAAATTCCAAAAAAAAGCAACACCTAAATAATTTTCAGTACCTACGTAGCCTCTGTCTAATTCGTAGATGTCAGAGAAAGATTTTGTAGTGAAGTTGTTAGTGTTTAACATTTGGTTTAGTTTTTGTGGCTTTCGCCGTTTTTGATATATCAAAGATAAGGTCGACTTGTACACAATTCCAAATTTTTAGGCAACTATTTTTTAAGAAAGTTGCCGAAATCAGCGTATTTTACTGAAAATCAAGCATTTAGGTTTCAAAGATTTTTTGAAAATAGTATTTTGATACCTATTTAATAGGTATGTAGTAGGGTATCTAATACCCTATAAGCATAATAAGAATAAGAAGTATAATTAAAAGAAGAGGAAGAAGACAAGGACAAGGTACAAATTTGGAAAGTAACATCGTTTATATTCGATTTGTGAACCGCACAGAAATCATAACGGAACTCTATCTGTCAAAGGACATCAACGAAGCTATCGGTAAGATGCAGCCCTACGAACTTCAAGGGGATTTATTGCAAGAAGTTTTTCTTGTGCTTTGCGAGATGGATGAGGAGCGTTTACTGAAGATGTACAATGATGGCTACCTAAAGTATTTTGTAGTTCGTACTATTGTGAATATGGCTAAGAGCGACCGCAGTAACTTTGCTCGGACATTTAGAAAGGTTTACGAAGAGGTGGGGGATTTAGGATCAGTAGAGCCTTACGATGAGTCTATAACCGAGAAGCTGAATAAGTCGATGGAGATTCTGCATTGGTACGAAAAGGAAATCTTCAGGCTATTCTCGGAGACAGGTAATCTCCTACAGGTTTCAAGAGATACGAAGATTCCGTATAGGTCGCTTCTAAAAACCATTAAGAAAGTAAAGACTCTACTCAAATACAAAATACGCAACTATGCACACGATTAGTATAATCCTTGCTGCGAACCTATTTACGTTCTATGCGATTACTCAGTCTCGTTTGTTCGAGAAGTGGGGATTGAACTTCAAGCCGTTTACCTGTCCCTTGTGTTTAACCGCCTGGGTAGGTCTTGCTTTGTTCTTACTGCCTGACTTCGTTACCTACGGAACATTGGCTATGTTTGGCTCTGGTGTATTCGCTCCGTACTTTAAGAACTTCCTAATCAACATCTATAACAAATTCAACTAAAAGCTATGAACAAAATGTTTGAAAAATTACAAGACAAATTTGATTTAGTAATTTCATTTATTATCCAATTTTCTATTGGTACTTTTTTTGTTTGGTTATTTCTTTTAGTTTGGTATATGATGCTCACATCAGTAGACTTGATAGAAGATAGGTTTCATCTGTTTGAAAATAATTGCGATACTAAAACAAGAATAATAACAGTACCAACTAAATTCTAAATACCAATGACAAAGGCAGAGGTAGATTTTCTTATTCAGCATAAGTTAAACTTCGATTCAGTTAAACTCGGATTCACTCGGAACATTCCATTCGAGGTACTCGGAGAGTATGAGCAACTCTATCGGAAGTATTTAGATGCTCAGTTCATTCTTACTTATTGGTGCGGTGCGTGTGTCTTTGATATGCTTGAAAGACTGATTAGATACTGCGAAAATCAAGAGGAGTACATTAACGCTGTCAATCCACAAACGTATGAACCTACAAAAGTGGAAGCTAAAAAGAGAGGGAGACCTAAGAAATGAGAATACTCGTAATAACTCAGCAGAACTCAGGAGTAGGCTACCACAGGCTTATGCTTCCTATTCACTTTCTCCCGAAGGCTTATGCTTTGATAACTGACGTTCTAAGCGAAGAAACTCTAAAGGAAGGTTGGGATATTGTTTACATTAATCGATTTATTCCTGCTATTCATATCTCAGTCTTAGAAGATTTCAAAGAGCGGTATGGATTTAAGTTAGTAATCGATATAGATGACTATTGGCATTTAGACCAATGGCACATACTAAAAGATGTTTACCCGACTCAGGCGGTTATCGACCATATCAAAATAGCTGACCTGGTTACTACTACTACTGAAAGACTATGGAATGAGATAAGACTAATCAATTCAAACGTAGCAATAGTTCCAAACGCTTTACCATACGGAGAGGATCAGTTTACCGATGTTGTAACAAATAGCGACAAAGTTCGTTTCATATATGCAGGTTCAATTACGCACGAGAAAGACCTTCAGCTACTCCAGAACCCATTGAAGAAAGTAGCATCGGATTCCGTACTTAAATCGAAGGTTCACTTCCGTTTGTGTGGGTATGATAACCCTAATAGATACTCGGAAGCGGTATGGCATAAGATGATTCATTACTTTACTTGTGGGTTGAAGCTCGGAGATATTGAAAGGAATAAGAAAGTTACCGAGTATATGAACTTCTACAATAACGCAGATGCTACGATAGTTCCTCTGGTTCATTCTAAGTTCAACTCGATGAAGAGTAACCTAAAAATCTTAGAAGCTGCTTGTAAGAAGATTCCTGTTATCGTATCTAACGTACCTCCATACGATGATGCACCTCACGTTATCAAGATAGACAAACAAACCGAGTGGTATCCTGCGATTAAAAAAATCACCGAGGATGCTATTTATAGGAAAGAACTCGGAGAAGCTAATTACGAATGGTGTAACGAGAACTTCAATCTGCACAAAGTAAACATCCTTAGAAAACAATTATTTGAATCTATATGCCAATAACTCAATGTAAAAACGGGAAGTGGAAGATAGGATCTGGAGAGTGTCAGTACGATACAAAAGAGAAGGCTATGGAAATATGGCAAGCAATTTTAGCATCTGGACAATATGGCAAAGTTAACAACACAAAAGGTAACCTTCGGGAAACGGAAGGGGGGGAAGGCTCAGAAGAGCAGAAACAAAAACAATCGTAAAGAAAGAAACTATAGAGGTCAAGGCAGATGATACACGAATCAGCTTATATTCATCCTACTGCGGTAATCTACGATGGAGTAGTAATGGAAGAAGATGTTTACATTGGGCCGCTTTGTATTATTGGTGGGCCTGCTGAGTGGAAAGGTAAAGAGGATAACACAGGTAAAGTAATCATCAAGAAAGGAGCAAGGCTCACAGGATTAGTAACTGTAGATTCAGGAACGCATCAGAATACAACCATCGGAGAAAATTGTTACTTAATGAAACACTCTCACGTAGGACACGATGCGATAATTCAGGATGGAGTTACGATAAGCTGCGGTGCTAAAATCGGAGGGCATTCGATTATTCATCAAAATACTAACATAGGACTTAACGCAGTTATCCATCAGAAGGTAGTAGTACCCGAAGGATGTATGATAGGTGCTTCCGCTTTCGTAGGTAAGAAATCAGAGTTACAACCATTTCATAAATACGCAGGAGTACCTGTAAAAGATTTAGGATGGAATCGATGAATATAAACGTCATACTCTTAGACTACGATAGACACGACTTTACTCAGAGGGTAAAGGATGTGAACTTCAATAACGCAGGTTATCCTTTCGACTTTACGATAGTCGATATGAAGGGAATCTCTAAAGCATTGAACCACGGAATCTTTCAATCGAGAACATACGATGCGGTAGTTACGATGGCTAACGATATTTTGATGCCTAATAGTTGGCTCGAAAGAATGGTTCAAGCAATGATAACTATTCCTAATTCTGGAATGATAGGGATTCACACGGTCGAAAGTATCTCAGAGCCTACCACTATCAACGGACTCCAAGTACACATACAAGAAGCAGCCTTCGGGAATGTTCTTATACCGATGAAAGCCATCGATAAAATAGGCTACTTTAATGAAGCCTACGATCCATACGGAATGCAGGATAGAGATTACTCCTATCGGTTACAAATGACAGGACATCTGAACTACTATCTAAGCGGACTCCGAGCAGAACATATCGGACACGATGTAGGACAAGATACTCCTTACCGAAAGATGAAGGATGAAGGACTAAGCAAGTGCGATTACCTATGGGCGAGAGAGACAGGTAAATACCAAGAAGAAAATAACTACACTATCTATCAAACAGAATGGCTATGATAAAGCTACCAATCAATCAAGTAAAAGCGAACCCGAACAATCCGAGGATAATTAAGGATGATAAATTTAAGAAGCTCGTACAAAGCATTAAGGAGTTCCCTGAGATGCTTGAGCTTAGACCTATCGTAGTTAATGAGGATATGGTTGTACTCGGTGGGAATATGCGACTCAAAGCGTGTAAGGAAGCAGGACTCGATAAAGTACCTGTTATCAAAGCAAGTAACCTAACTGAAGAACAACAGAAGGAGTTTATCATTAAGGATAACGTAGGCTTCGGAGAATGGGATTGGAATGACCTTGCGAATAATTGGGAGACAGAAAAGATACAAGAGTGGGGATTAGATATACCTGGCTTTGCTATCCCACCTTCAGAAGATGAGTTAATAGGAGAAGAAAAGAATAAGCCTCCTACTATGAAGATTACTTTTGAAGCTGTTGAAGATTTACAACAGGCTGAAATAGATATAAGAGAATTGATAGATAGAAAATATCCGAAAGCCTATTTTTCAGTTTCAGCAGGAGAGATATGAGATTAGAGAAAGCATCACATAAGGCAATAGTTTATGCTTGTATGAACTTTCATTATTCTAAAGCTATACCATCTACAAGAGCTAAACCATTAGGATATTCAGTATTTAATGATAAAAATGAATGGTGTGGAGTTATCATTTTTAGTGGAGGTGCATCAGCTAATATGGGTACACCTTATGGATTAAAATTTGGTCAATATGCAGAATTAGTTAGAATGGCATTGAATGGTAAGCAAGAAAGCACTTCAAAAGCTATGAGTATAGCAATAAGGCTTTTAAGAAAATCCTGTCCATCAGTAAAATTACTGATAAGCTATGCTGATAAAGGTCAAGATCATTATGGTACAATTTATCAAGCAACAAATTGGTATTTTGTAGGTGAAAGCGAAAGCTCAGGAATTGATTATTATTTTAATGGTAAATGGAGGCACGATAGAACATTGAATGATTATGGTAGAGATTTTCTTATCAAATTGCCAAAGAGAAAAAGAAGCGGAAAATATAAATACATTTATCCATTAGATAAGAATTTGCTATCTATGTGTAATAAGTTAGCTAAGCCTTATCCAAAGAAACAAGCGGATATAGCATAATGGTAATGCACTGACTTTCCAAGTCAGGGATGGCGGTTCGATTCCGACCTATCCGCTCAATAATTTAGAAGGAATAAAGAGAAATGGCAAACGAACAGAACTTAATACCTGCTAAGAAGGGAGAGGTAAGGAATCCAAACGGAAGACCTAAGAAGTACGTAACGCTACTTAGGGAGCAGGGGTATAAGCTATCCGAGATTAACGATACTATCCAGACTATGCTTCAGATGGACTTAGATGAACTAAAAGAAGTTTGGGATAATCCGAAGGCTACGATATTAGAAAAAACCATAGCCAACGCTATGAAGAAAAGCCTGGAGAAAGGTAGCCTGTATTCGGTTGAAACGCTCTTGACTCGAGTTTACGGAAAGCCAAAAGAAACGCAGCAGGTTAGTACAGACTCACGAATCGAGGTAGTATTCGTGAAGGGTAAAACAATTCTATGAGGCTTGAACTTCCGGAACCGCATATCAATCAGCAGAGAATTCTTGACAGCGAAGCAAGATTCAGGGTGGTTATGTGTGGTCGAAGATTTGGGAAGTCAGAACTCAGCCAGATAGAAATAATCTCAAATGCTTTACTCGGTAAGTCAGTCGCTTATATTACGCCAACTTATCAGCTTGCTCGTGTGTTCTTCGAGAGGCTGATTCAAGCAGTACCATTCGAATCCAATAAGTCAGAGCTTACGATTAAGTTCCCGAACGGTGGCTCGGTGGATTTCTTTACAGGAGAGAGACTCGATAACCTGCGAGGTAGGAAGTTTCACCTCGTAGTAGTGGATGAGGCTTCGTTTATTCCGAACCTCGAAGATGGGTGGCTAAACTCTATTCGACCTACCTTAACCGATTACAAAGGTCGAGCGATATTCCTATCGACTCCGAAGGGAAAGAACTTCTTCTACTCTTTGTTCTTGAAGGGAGGCGAACCTGATTGGGAGGCTTTCCGATTTACCACCTACGATAATCATTACATTGATAAGGGAGAGATAGATGATGCACGCACTCAACTTCCTGAGGTAGTATTCGAACAAGAGTATATGGCGAACCCTGCGGAGAACTCATCTAACCCTTTTGGGTCTGCTTACATTAAGCAATGTACTTTCCCGATATCTCCCGAACAACCGATAGTGTACGGAGTGGACTTAGCGAAGGCGGTGGATTGGACTGTGATTATCGGACTCGATAGGAATGGATCGGTCTGTCACTTCGATAGATTCCAGAAAGATTGGAGACAAACCAAGCAAACCATCCTAAGCCTAAATAAAGCCCCTATTTTGATAGATAGCACAGGGGTAGGTGATCCTATATTCGAGGATTTACAACGCGAAGGATTGGCTATAAATGGCTTCAAATTCAGTTCTACGAGTAAGCAGCAGTTAATGGAGGGATTATCCTCAGCGATTCAGCAAAGGAAGATAACTTACCCTGAGGGGAATATCGTAAACGAGTTAGAGGTATTCGAGTATCAGTACACCGCAACAGGAGTAAGGTATTCCGCTCCTCCTGGGTTTCACGATGACTGCGTTATGAGTCTCGCTCTTGCGTGGCATCACTATACTCGGAACTCAGGACAGGGTAGGTATAGTTTCCTATAAGGTACATAATTGCGTATTCTGCTATTTATGTATATGACACACGAAATAGCAAAACAATTATTTGAATACAAGAACGATACCTTGTATTGGAAAAGTGATACAAATCACAACTATAGTGGTAAGCCTGTATCTCCATCAACTAAAAGAAACTATCTTCAATTAAAGCACAAAAATAAACTATACTATGTTCATAGGATAGTATTCCTTCTTCATAATGGATATATGCCAAAATATGTAGATCACATAAACAGGAATAGACACGATAACAGAATAGAAAATTTAAGAGCCTGTACTGTGATGCAAAATATGGCTAATTCTTCTGGATGGAGGAATAAGAGTTTACCAAAAGGAGTTTCTATGAATGGGAATAATTATACAGCTCGAATTATGGTTAATAATAAGCAGATTAGATTAGGTACATATAAAACAATAGAAGAGGCTAAAAATGCTTATATCTCTAAATCATTAGAATTGAATGGTCAATATAGTTCGTTTGCTTGAGGTTTGCAAACAGCGAACGTGAGTCTATAATGTTACTTATTCGGCTCAAAAGTAAACATATTTGCTTACTATGTTACTCATAGGACATAACTCTCAAAATATCTATTTATGAATATGACTTGGAAGAATGTAAACGTATTTCAATGGCAGCAAATCGTGGACTTGTTCACGAAGTCTAAAGACCTAACTGAGTTAGACTTAGCGGTTAAGTGCGTGGCTATCCTCAAGGGAATGACTGAGTATCAGATAGATTCGATGCCTCTCGGTGAGTTAAACCCACTTCTAAAGTCTATAGACTTCATTCACGAAGAGATTAAGCCAGAGCCTCAGAAGTACATTAAAGTAGGTAAGAAACGCTACAAGTGTATCTATGATGTGCGTAAGATTCCTGCTGCTCGGTATATCGAGAGCAAGTACTTCGCTAAAGATGTGAATGCTAACCTACACAGGATCGGTGCTTGTATGGTTATGCCTATGAAAAAAACTCTTTTCGGGTGGAAGGTAGATAAGTACGATGCGAGCAAGCACGAAGATTACGCTCAGGATTTATTGGAAGCACCTGTAACTGCGGTACTCGGAAGCGTGGTTTTTTTTTGTCTCGTTTACAGGAATTGGATAAAGGCTTCGAAGGACTATTTGGTAGCAGAGATGATGGAGAAGAGCTTGACGAAGTACCAAGCCGAAGTTCTGTATCAAACTTTATGCGAGACTTTGGATGGATTTATCAAGCCTCATTGGTGGCTGAGTTCGAGAGAATCACGATGGAAGAGGTTTACGATATTCCTACAATCCAATTCCTTAACGACCTTTCTTACCTCAAAGCGAAAAACGAGTACGAAGCAGAGCAGTTAAAGAAGATCAATGGCAAAGTCAAGTAAACAGATAGAGACAGAGGTGCTTCAGTTCTTAGATGGTTTAGCAGCTAATCAAGATTATGAGTTAGCTAAACTTGGTGGGGTAGATAAGTATATGCTTCAATCTGCTAAAGCATTTTTAGACAGAGCCAAGGATAACATACGAAAGAATGCACTTATATCTTCTGGTGATTTAGAGAGTCAGTTAACATTCGAGACCGAAGTAGGTGCAGATACTTATACTTTATTTGTAGGTTATCCTGCTGATTCAACCGCATCGAAGTATTACGATTATGTAAATAAAGGGGTGAGGGGTTATACATCTGGTAGCCCTAATTCTATATATAGCTTTAAGAGTCCTTTCCCTAATAGGAAAATGGCTGCGAGTATTTTCTCGTGGGCGAATAAACTAAGGATTAGGGATAAGTACGATGCAAATGTAAACAAAACAAAATTCGGTAAGAAAAGAGCAAGCATAACTAAAATGATTTCAGAGGCAGAGAATAAAAAGAGACTTGCTTATGCTATCTCATCATCAATTAAAAAGAAAGGTATAAAGAGATCACTATTCTTCGATAATGCTAAGGACTTTGCTTTTGGTAAAGACTTCGTAACAGGTCTATCTAAGATATATGGTAAAGAAGTAACCTTAGTTATTAAATCAGCAACAAATGGCAATAACAGTAAATAATACTCCAGGTGCTTTCCAATCCTTTCACGAGGATATGTGGTATGTAGTTACCTCGGATAACATAGCACAAACGAGTTTCAAGTACGTCTTTGATGTGTACATTAATTCCGTATTGGTAGCGAGAATCAAATCATTCCCACAGCCTGATACTGATAAAGGCTTATTCAACGTAGCACCTATAATCCGTAATTATTGGTCAAGTTACTTTCAGCCTGCTACCTCACAGACTGCTTTCAATCACACAGGATCAGGGAATATGGTTTCTTTTACAATTCAGTTCGGTGAAGATTACGCAGGTACGACTTACACTAATCTAACCTCAAGTGCAGGAACAGGATATAACTACTATCCTAATATCTCAGAGGGTAAGGGTGCTTTTGATGGTACTTGGTTCGAGAATGGTTATGCAGGGGTTAACTTACTTACTAAGAGAGACCTAACGCAACTTCAAACCAATCAGACAGGGAACAGGCTTTTCATTTCTATGAATAACTTCACTTCTGGAGTTGTTTACGATTGGAAGCTAAATGTAACTCGTAGCAATGGTAATGATACCACAGGCGGTACTTATGTAGATGTGTCAGGAATAGCGGTGATAGATATCTCTCCTGTCGCTATTAACAATTACTTAGGAGGAACATTCATTTCATCTGCTACCGATTCTTATACTGTTGAATTCGAAGAGCAGAGCGTAGGGGTTCAAGCGTTAGTAAATGTCACAAAGATTTGTCAGCCTCGACATACTCACATACCTCTGCACTTTCTGAACTCACTCGGTGGATACGATACGATGATATTCACTCTGGTAAATCGTGAGAGTAGAAACATAGAACGAAAATCCTTCGAGCAAGCGGAATGGCAATATCGCTCTTCTGATATGTACAGATGGAATCAATACAATGTCTTTAACGGCGGTGCGGTTCAGTTCAACACTCAGCACACAATCACATACAAGCTTATAAGCGATTGGCTTACTCTAAAGGATTACACTTGGCTTAGAGACTTGATAGCATCTCCCGAAGTATATATGGAGAATAGCGGTACGTTTATACCTATCAAGATTACTACAAGCCAATGGACTCAAAAGAAGCAGTACGTCGATAAGGTATATAACCTTGAGTTAGATATTGAATTCGGAAGTAAAGAATTTAGCCAATACCGATGAGAACTGAAATCTATATAGAGAATCAACAACTCGACCTTTACAAAGATATCTCCGCAGAGTTTACCTATAACATCGATGATGTTAAGGACTTCTCTTCTCGCAATACCAACTTTTCGAAAACAATCGTAATCCCAGGTAATGCAACTAACAACAAACTATTCGGGCATATTTTCGAATTCGGGAGTGGTAACTTCTACAATCCTTCAGCCGATAACGTGGGTTACAACTTCAACGCATCCAAGTCTGCTGCTTGTGTTGTCTATGTAGATAAGATTCAAATCTTCAAAGGGATTATCAGACTGCTTGAGATAATCATCGATAATGGATCAATAGAGTACGAGTGTGCGGTCTTCGGTGAATTAGGTGGATTCGTTTCTGCTATCGCTAATCGTAAAATAGAGGATTTAGATTTCTCTGCTTATGATCACGCTTGGACTGCAACTAATATCGTAAACTCTTGGGAACAAGCATCTGGTAGTACTGCTTCAGGTATGGGGTATTTCTATCCGCTTATAGACTATGGTCAAGTTTCAGTAGGTAAACACGATTGGCAGTACAAGGCTTTCAGACCTGCTCTATTCGTTCGTGAATACATCGATAAGATTATCACAGGTGCGGGATATACGTGGGAGAGTTCGTTCTTCAATAGCAATCTATTCAAGCGATTAGTAGTTCCTAACAATCAGAAGGACTTGAGCAAAGCGACTACTTTGCAGTTCAAGGCTTATGATAGTTTAATGAGTTACCTATTTGCTTCTCCTTCAGGTTCTACAAACATCGAATACATAGCTACTAAACTCGGTCAGTTTACTGTTCTCGGTAGTTTTGCTTTCCAATACACAGGAGCTTCATTAAGTGCTGAAGCTAAGATAGTCTGCTCAGGTGCGACTGTTGTAGGAACAGGTCAGACAGGAACGGTTAATATAGGTTGGTACAAAAACGGAGTCTTTCAGGCTCAGTCTTTTATTGGTCAGAATCGAGGGAACTTCGATAAGACTATCACATTCCCAATTACGTTAGCTACGAATGATACTATACAATTCAGATTAATTTTCTCTGGAGTATCGAATAATATGCAGGTAGATTTCTTGACCAATGATTTAGAAATCAATACAAGCATAGCTACGTTAGTTCCGTATAATCTGAATGAAACTATCGAAATAAACGAGGTTACTCCGAGAGGTGTATTTCAAAAAGACTTCTTCTCTTCTATTGTGAAGATGTTTAACTTGTATGTAACGGAAAGCACAGATAGGGTAAAGCATCTAATCATTACTCCATTCATCGACTATTACGATTTCGATAACACGATTGATTGGACTCTGAAGGTTGATAGATCAAAGCCGTTTAGAATAAAGCCGATGAGCGAACTGAACGGAAGATTCTTTGAATACAAGTACAAGCAGGATGTTGATTTCTATAATGAGAATTACTTTAAGAAGTACAATGAAGGCTACGGAGATTTCTTAGAGGATACTGGTTTTGAGTTTGCAAACGACAAACAAACCGCAGAGATAATCTTCGCTGCTACTGCTCTCGTTCTTCCTGCTGCGAATGATAAAGTGCATTCTTCTATATTCAAGCTGAGCAATACTCAGAACTCTACTTCAGAAGATAAGATGGATAGTGTTATCCGCATTCTACAAGTAAGAAAGATAACAGGTAGAAACTCTTGGAAGATAGAAAACGGAACTTCTAACATTACCCCAGGCGGTGGTCAGATAACTTACTACGGATATGGTGGTCATTTAGATGATCCTTACACTCCTACTGCGGATATTAACTTCGGTGCTCCTAAAGAAGTTTATTTTACTCTGTCAGGTACTTATCCTTCCGCTAATTTATTTAACGGATATTGGGGAGATTACGTTGCTGAGATTGCTGATAAAGATTCTAAGCTACTTACCTGTAACGTGCGTTTAACGGATATAGATATCTATAATCTTGATTTCTCTCGACCTATTTGGATTGATGGTTCATTATGGAGACTGAATAAGGTTATGGACTACAATCCGATGGTTGAGGATACCACGAAATGTGAATTTATTAAAGTAATAGAAACAACATACGCATAATGGCACAGGAAACAATAGGCATAAAAGTCGAGGTACAAGGTGGCGAATCGGTAGGATCACTTAAAAAGCAATTACGAGAAGCGCAACAGGAAGTACAAGCGATGTCCGATAAGTTTGGTACTGCTTCTGAGCAAGCCGTTAAGGCAGCAAGAAGAGCTGCTGAGTTGAAGGATGCGATAGGAGATGCTAAGGCTTTGACCGATGCGTTTAATCCAGATAGAAAGTTTCAGGCTTTTGCTTCTGCTTTACAAGGCGTAGTAGGTGGATTTACTGCGGTACAGGGTGCGTTAGGATTGGTAGGAGTAGAGAATGAAAATGTAGAAAAAACACTATTAAGAGTTCAATCTGCAATGGCTTTCTCTCAGGGTATTAACTCTGTGTTAGAGGCTCGTGATTCTTTCAAGAATCTTAATACTGTTATTCAGTCTACTGCTATTTTTCAAAGGGCTAACAATGCTGCGACTGCGATAGCTATTACTTTACAAAAGGCTTTTGGAGTAGCTACGATTGGTACAGGTAGAGCGTTTACAATTCTGAAGGGTGCTATCGCTGCGACAGGTATCGGACTTCTCGTCGTAGGTTTAACTACTCTTATCAGTAAAATATCTGAATGGACTTCAACAAGTGAGAAAGCAGCAGAGGCTCAGAAGAAACTCGCAGAGCAGACTGAGGTTATTAACGGAGCTTTACAGAATCAGATAGATGTTTTAACTGCGGTAGGTAACAAAGAGAAGGAAATATTATCTCTTAAAAAGCAGCAGATAGATAATGAATTAAATGTTCTTCGTACCGCTGCAAAGGCAAAGGGTGAGCTTACTCTCGATGAGCTGAAAAAGTTTCGTGATCTAAAAACTCAGAAGGAAGTTTTAGACATCGAAGAGCAGAATAGATTAAATAAGATAGATAAAGAAGCGAAGGATAAACAAGATGCTAAGAATAAAGAGGCAGCAGAAAAGAATAAAGCAGCAGCTCAGGAGCGTGTAGCTGCTAATAAGCAAGCTGAAGAAGATATCAGGAAAGCACGTCAGGAAGCTGAGTTAAATGCTATAACAGATGAGAATCAAAGGAAGATTCGACAAGCTGAGATAAACTTCGAGAATAGGAAGTTAGAAATAGAAGAACTGAAGGCGAGTGAAAAGCTAAAGACTCAACTATTAGTAGAAGAACAAAAGCTAAGAGACCAAGCCATAGCGGATGCGAAAGCAGCAGCAGTTCAAGCTGAGTTCGATGCTATTTTTGCAAGATTAGAAAGAGAACAGGAGTTAGAAGAAATAGAAAAGAAAAGAATAGCAGATGCTAATCAAAAAGAGTTCGATGATTTATTTGCTCGATTAGATGCTGAAACTAAAGCGGAAGCAGCAGCAGCCGAAGCTCAAAAAGAGATAGAGAAGCAAAAAGCAGATTTTAGAAAGCAGCAATTTTCAGAGGTTGGAGATGCTTTAGGAAAACTCGGTGAGATTGTTGGTCAGCAAACCGCAGCAGGTAAGGCTCTCGGTATTGCTCAGGCTTTGATTAATACTTATTCTGGTGCTACCGAAGCACTCAGACAAAAGTCCGTTCTACCTTCTCCGTTTGACTTTGTAGCTAAAGCTATTAACGTAGCAGCTATTATTGCTTCAGGTATTAAATCAGTAAAGGCTATCGCATCCGTAAAAGTACCTGGAGGCGGTGGCGGTACTCCTTCTATTCCTTCCGCTTCAGTTAGTGGCGGTGCTGCTCCGATTTCTCCTCAAGCTCCGATTCAGAATACAGTAACCCAATTAGACCAGAGGTCTATCAATCAGTTGGGTTCTGCTACTAATCGCTCTTATGTATTGGAATCAGACGTAAGTAACTCTCAGGAAAGAATCACTCGTATTAACAGAGCAGCAAGATTAAACTAAAATCTATTTAAGAATATGGAAAAGGAATTACCAATTTACAGACTCGATATAAACGAAGATGAAGAATCCAACGTAGAGGTAGACTTCGTGGCTCTCGTGGATAGACCTGCGATAGAGCGGTCATTCTTGGCTTTCGCTGACTCTTATAGCGATTACCCTGAGTCAGTTAAGAATAACGCAAAGAACGCTCTTAAATGGGCAGAAGAAAACGGATGGGGTTCGTGTGGTACTCCTGTCGGTAAACTCCGAGCCAATCAATTAGCCAACGGAGAGCCTATCTCATTAGAGACTATTAAGCGGATGTATTCATTCCTTAGTAGGCACGAAGCTAACGCAGATAAGTCTAAAGGTTACGGAGATGGCTGCGGTCAGTTGATGTACGATGCGTGGGGAGGTAAGTCTGCTCTTGCGTGGGCAGAGTCTAAGATTCGCCAATCAGAGAAGATGAGTTTCGAGATTCAAGATGAGGAGGAGAGAATTATCTCTGGCCCTCTTATGTTAGCTGATACTCCTATCTATCGCTACGATTCAAGCGGCGAATATTACGTTGTATTCACCGCAGACACAATTAAGAAAATCGCTCAGAAATACTTTAAGAAGGGTTATCAGTCGAATGTAAATTTGATGCACGATAACGGAATGGTAGTCGAAGGCGTAACAATGTTCGAGAGTTGGATAGTCGATGAGAAGCGTGGTATCAAGCCGATGAAGGGTTTTGAAGATGTAAAGGATGGCTCTTGGTTCGGTTCTTTCAAAGTAGAGAATGAGGATGTCTGGGAACTCGTTAAAGAAGGTAAACTAAAAGGATTCTCAGTTGAGGGGGTCTTTAACTATTCGAAGAGCGGAATAAGTAATCCACAGAAAATGATGCAGGATATTATAGATATCTTACATCAAGTATCTTAGTAGTCTCATAGCGTTTAGTTTTTGGTTAAAATCGGGGGGCGTTTCTACGCTCCCCTTTTTCTTTATGTGGTCACATTTAACTCCCTCACCTATTTATGGTTAAATTATTTTATGACCCCTTTAGAAGCACTCTTGCAAATCAAGCAGATGTTCGCTGAGATGCCTCCTGCTCCTGTGGAAGCACAAGAGATAGAGGTATCAATCGAGCCTGCTGCTCCTGAGTACAAAGAATATGTACTTAAGAACGGAGCTAAGGTCAAGATGGATAAGCTCGAAGTCGGTGGTAAGGTTATGCTCGTAGATGACGCAGGTCAAGAAAGTCCTGCTCCTGCTGGCGAACACGAACTCGCTGATGGAATGATTATCGTACTTGATGAGAATTCTGTGATTACTGAAATCAAACAACCTGAAGCTGCTCCTGTTGAAGAAGTAGTAGATGAGGAAATGAAGAAGAAAATCGCAGAGATGGAAGCTCAAATCGAGGATATGAAGAAGGGCAAAAAAGCACAAGAAGTTAAGATGGCAGAAGCAGAAGCAAAGTTTTCGGCTGCTATCAAAGAACTTACTGATGTCGTTTTGCAACTGATTCAGACTCCTTCTGCCGATGCTACCGAGAAACCCAAGCAAACATTCAATAAAGTAGTACCGAGCAAAGATGCTCGTATCGATGCTTTTTTGAGTAAATACGCAAACAAATAAATCTAAAATCTAAAATTTACAACAATGGCTTTTGACGTAACCGCACTAACCAACTATACCAAAGAGAATGAAGCACTCTTGGTAACGAGTTCTGTACTCGGTGCAAAAACCGCTTCTTTGATTAAGGCTCAAGGTAACGTAATGGTAGGAGTTAAATCCTCTGAGAAAATCAACATTATGGATACCGACGCTATCTTCCAAGCAGGTGGTACTTGCGGATTCAACGCTTCTGGTACTACTACTTTCACTCAGCGTACTGTGACTGTTGGTAAAATCAAAGTAAACGAGTCTCTGTGTCCTAAATCTCTTGAGAGCAAGTATCTGCAAAAGGCTCTTCCTGAAGGAAGCCGTTATGATACTATCGCTTTCGCTGCTGAGTACAACGACAAGAAGTCTGCTCGTATCGCTGCTCAGTTGGAGACTGCGCTGTGGGCTGGAGATACGGCCTCTGCGAATGTTAACCTCAACAAATTTGATGGCCTTGTTAAGCTCATAGGGACATCTGCTGTTGAAGCTAACAACACTACATACTACGGAACTCCTGCTACTTCTATCACTTCTGCTAACGTGGTAGCGATTGTAGATGCTCTGTATCGTGCTATCCCTGCTACCGTTGTAGCTAAAGATGATATGACCATCTTTATGTCTCAGGACGTATTCCGCACTTACACCATCGCTCTGAAGAACGCTAATATGTTCAATTACTCTTTCGATGGTAAAGCTGACAGCGAGTTCATCCTGCCAGGTACTTCTATCAAAGTAGTAGCTACCCCAGGTCTGAACGGAATTAGCAAGCTGTATGCTATGCGTCTGAGCAACGCTTTCATCGGAACTGATCTTCTGAACGAAGAAGAGCGTTACGAGTTGTTCTACGCTAAAGAAGCAGATGAAGTGCGTTTCGTAGCTGAGTTCAAACTCGGTGTAAACGTAGCCTTCCTCGATGAGGTTGCTTCTTTCATCATCTAATAAATCGGGGGGCTAATCACCCCCCACTTTTTAACTTAATAAATTTAATAATATGCCTTGTGCTTTAACTCAGGGATACACTCTTGATTGTAAGGATAGTTTGGGTGGTATCAAAGCGGTATGGATGATTGAGTCAGGTAACGTGACTGCAATTACCGAAGCTTCTGGTATCGTTTCTGCTATCACAAAATCAGCAGGTAAGGTATTCCGTAAATATGAGTTAG